GAGATCGTCACGTCGGCGGCCGTCGTCACGCTGACCGTTGCGCCCCGGTCCCCGAGCGCGGCCCCGATCCAGTCCGCCACCTCGGCCGGGGCCAGCTCTACGGTGACCGAGCCCGCCGCAGTCTCGCCCGTCTGGATCGCGTGCAGCCGCTGCCGGTCGGGGCGAAGCGACTCGGACATCCGCACGAGCTTGTCGGCCTTGAGGTCCTCGGAGACGTACCGGACCGGCGTGAGCTGGCGCGGGTAGTTGAGCGTCGGGTCGGTGACGTCCACGACGGTGAGCATGTTGCCAAGCGAAGACGCCACGTACGCACGGCTACCGGAAATACTGACACCAATGCACCCATAGAGCGACGTGGCATTGTAGACGCTCCCGACAACCACAGGCGCGGCGGGTGTCGAGATGTCAACGACCGTGAGCCTGTTCCCGGCATAAGCCGTCACGTAGGCGTAGTTCCCGGAGATCGCTACCCGCTGAGCGCCATTCAGATTGGTCGTGTCCTCCAGGCTGGCCACAATCGCCGGGGCCGCCGGCGCGGAAATGTCAACGACCGTGAGCCGGTGCTTCAGGTACGACGTGACATAGGCGTAGCTGCCGGAGATCGCGACCCCAATCACACCGTCAAGCTGCGTCGCTTCCATGACGCTGCCCGCGATTGTCGGCGTGTCCGCCGTCGTCACGTTCACCACGGTCAGCCGGTCCACGTTATAGGCCGCCACGGCGACGTACTTGTTCCCGCCGTTCTCGAAGTACGCGCAGCCACGCGCGCCGTCGAGCTGCGCGTCAGTGATCGTTCCGCCACCACCACCCACAGGGAACGCGGGCGCAACGGGATTGGAGATGTCAACGACCGTCAGAGCGTCACCCGTAGTGCAGGCCACGTAGGCGTAGGTGCCAGACACGGCGAGCGCGTCACAGTCGTTGAGCTTCACTGCGTCCGTGAGCGTGCCCACAACAACCGGAGTCGCTGGGTTCGCGACGTTCACGACCTTGAGACTGTCATTTGTGTATCCTGTCACATAGGCGTAGTCGCCAGACAGGGCGATGTCATAGCCGAGGTTACATGCAACACTTCCAACCACGACTGGCGCCGTCGGCACACTCACGTCCACTACAGTGAAAAAGTTTCCGGTGGACGCTGTCACGTAAACATAGTTACCCGCCACCCGCACGGATCTCGGGACGTACAGCTTCAGCGACCCCACGATCGCGCCCGCCATCGTCGGCGCGGCCGGCACGGTCACGTTGACGCCGACGAGGGAGTTCGACGAGTAGCCCGTCGCCCAGACGTAGCTGCCGGAGACGGCGATACCCATAGCCGTGCTCAGGAAGCTCGACCCCGGAGTGATGGACCCCTCATAGGTGGGAAGGGCCGGGTTCGTGATGTTCAGCACGGTGACCTTGGATGATGTCGGAGCAGTGGACACATACGCGTAGTTGCCGGACAGCGCGATGCCATACGCGCTCGTGAGGTTCGCGTGCGTCACCATCCCGTGCCAGGCCGGGATAGCCGGGTTCGTCACGTCCACGACGACGACCTTCGGCGAGCCAACGGCGTTAGACACGACGTACACCTTCGTCTCGTCCGCGGACAGCGCGCACCCCCGAGGAGTGGCGATGTCCGCGTGCGCCAGGCTGGCCAGCCACACGGGCGCCGCTTTGTCGAGGCAGTCGATGACCGTCAGCTTGTTCGCTGCCTCACCTGCGGTTACATACGCGTACCTACCGTCAGCCGACACGGCAATACCGGCAACGCCGTCAAGGTCTGCGTGCGTCACGGTGCCCGAGTACGCGGGCGCCGTCTTCGAGGTCACGTCAACGATCGTCAGGCTGTCGTTCATGTAGGACGCGATGTAGGCATAGTTGCCAACGACTGCGACATCGTAGCCAGTGGAGATGCTCACGTGCGTGAGGCTCCCCGAGACGACCGGCGCCGTCTTGCTGGTCACGTTCACGATGGTCAGCCGTGAGGCACCCACGACGTAGACATAGTCGCCGACCACGGCGCAGCTGCGCGCAGTGACAAGGTACGTGGCGTCGTAGACGCTCCCGACGATCACCGGCGCGGCAGGCACGGAGATGTCCACTACGTTGAGCCGTGCGTCGCCGTAGGACACGACATACGCGTAGCTGCCGGAGATGGCGATGCCCCGCGCCTGGTACAGCCGGTGCTCCGCGGTCACGCTGCCGACGACCGGGTTGAACACGTCGAGCGCCGTCTCCCTGGCGTAGTAGAGGCCCGCCTCGTTGCTGCTTGCCGTTGCCATCGCTCATCCCCTCCTCGCCGAGCCTCGTCACACAATGTCGATCTGCGCCGTGTACCCGAGCGTCGCGTCCCGGAGCGCCGCGTACCGCAGCGGCAGCGCCACGTCCTGGTTGCCGCCCCCGGCCGCGGGCGTCTCGCCCGTGAGCACGATCCGGGGCAGGGTCACGATCATCCGGGACCCCGCCGAGTCCGCCAGCGTCACGCGCAGCACCGTCTCCGTGTGCGTGAGCAGCTTCGTCAGGAGCGTCGCCTCGCTGAAGTAGCAGTCGATCACGCCCGAGTAGTCCTGCCACCCGAGCCCGATCTCGGCCGGCGGCACCGTCCCGAGCTCCAGCAGCCGGCGCGCGTTGTTCTCGATGTCGAGCGTCACCTTCCGCGCCGTCGCCGGGAGCCACGTCCTGACCCCCGAGATGGACCCGCCGCACTCGATCGAGACGATCCCCGAGCTGCCGTCGATCGGGACCGTCTCCGCGTAGGCGTACGGCGTCCCGTCGCCAACGGTCGCCGCCGCGATCTCCGCGCGGGCCGCCTCGAACCGGAACACGATCCGCGCGATCTCGTTCGCGCTCAGGTCCAGGCTCATCCCCGCCACGCGCGCGCCGTGGATCTGCTCGAACCTGGAAATGTCCGTGAACTGCTTCTCCAGCATGAAGCTCTTCGCGGTCGTGCCGTTGCGGTACATCCGGCCCGTGACGGTCAGCGTGTCGAAGAACGCGTCCTCAAGTACGCCGTACGGGTCCTCGACCGTGATCGTCACCGTCACGCACGACACGACGCGCCAGGTCGCGTTGTTCGCGCTCCGCGCGCTGCCGGCCACCCTGATCCACATCCCGGCCGCAACCCCGGCCGCCGCGAAGTCCGTGGCCGTGCTCACGATCGTCTTTGCGGCTGCCGAGATCGTGCAGTCGGCGAGGGTCGTCACGTTGACCACAGTCCCGCTCGACATGAGCGCCGCGCCGATCAGATCGTGGTACTCGTCCAGCGCCAGCTCGCACGTGACCGAGCCGACCGCGGCCTCCCCGGTCTGAATCGCGTGGAGCCGCTGCCGGTCGTACCGGATCGACTCGCTCATCCGCACGAGCTTGTCGGTCGCCAGGTCCTCGCTCACGTACCGGATCGGGATCAGCTTGGGCGCGGCCGGCGTCTCGTTCCAGGTCGACTCCTCGTCGTAGTAGAGGCCCACCTCGTTCGCGCTCGCTGTCGCCATCGCTCAGTCCCTCCCGTGCTCCGCTTGCCCCTCCTCGCCCCGACCTCGCCGCCGCCCCGGTAGGCCGCGCGCCCGCGACCGGGATCACGGGCGCGGCGGCCGGGCCGGAGTGTGACAGCTTACGAGTACGCCTCGCGCAGCACGTCGACCTGGATCGTGTACGCGGCAGACGAGTCGCGCAGCGCCACGAACGACAGCGGGACGACCACGTCCTGGTTCCCGCCGCCCGCGGCCGGGGTGTCGCCCGTGTAGTAGACCTCGGGCAGCGTGACGATGATGCCGATCCCGGACGAGTCGACCATGTGCAGCCGCAGCATCGTCGCCGTGTGGTTCAGGATCTTGCCCACGAGCGTCGAGTCCTCGAAGTACGCGACGAGCGTTCCCGTCACGTCATGCCATCCGGGCTCGATCCCGTAGGGTGTCTTCGCGCTGACCTGCGGCAGCCCGCGCAGGTTGTTGTTGACGTTGAGCGTGAACTCCCGCACGCCGACGCCGATCAGGCTCTTCGACGCGTAGGAGACGTTTCCGCCTTCCTGGATCTCGGCGACGTTCACGCTGGCGGTGACAGGCGAGATCGCGCTGTACGTCTCGCTCCGCGACCCGGCGCCGATCGTGACGCCCGTCCCAGTCGTCTTGCCGACGAGCCCGAACGAGCTCTGGATGATCTCGCGCGCAGTCGCGCGCAGGTTCCACTCGTTCACACGGCAGCCGGTATACGAGAGGTACGTCGTGGTGAGGTCGTCGAAGTCCTTCTCCAGCGTCCAGCTCTTCAGGGTCGTCCCGCTCGTGCACGTCCAGGCGGAGATGCTGATGTCCGCCGTGTCGTTGACCATCGTGTTGTCCGGATCGTCCACCGTGAGCACGGTTTCCGCGACCGTGTTGATGCGCCAGGAGACGTTGTTCGCCGCGTAGTTCGAGCCCGTGACCTTGACCCACATCCCCGCGACCAGGCCCCACGTCGCGAACGTCGCGGTCGCGCAGGTGATCGTATTGCCCGCGGTCGCGAAGACGGTCGACCCGATCCGGTTCTG